GGCCCCGTGATTGGCGCTGAAAAAGTGTCATGAGGGTACGGACTTCTAACTATGGCTTTGGAATGGTTCTGGATTGTTATTCGATTTTAATATTATTACTGGTTTTTCGGACTTGACGTGGTTTTACGGCCTAGGAATGGAACTCCTGGGGTGGTGTGGTTACCACCCTGGGTTTTATCATGGGGCAACCCACAAAACCAAAAGTGTTTGTGCTACTTTGAGTGCACTGCAACTTATACTTATGGCGATTCTATTAATTATAATAAATATGAAATTATTTCCTCTTCATCTGCTGCTGAGAATGTTAGAGATTCTGCGATGGAGGTTATGACACGTACGGTTGGAGAGGGTACCTATAGACGGTTGCCCTCCTTTGAATGGGAGGATGTTATGATGCCGGAGATGATACCAATTAAAACTGGTACTTTTTCTAGCACGGATGCTGAGGGGACAATTTTAGAAAATTTTAATTTAATATCCACGATATCAACTTTACCGAAGTTGTTGTCACAAACTATTAATTTTCAATACATGACTTGGAATTCTGTTAGGTTACGGTTGCGTTTACAGCGGCCAGTCCAATCTTCGGGCTGTCTTTTGATGTATTCATCTGATAATTGTAAGCCATTGGCTGTGGGAACACGGTTATGGCCTAATTATGATCACGTGATGACGTTTCAAGATGCTACAGATATTGAATTAGTACTTCCATGGAATAGCATGTTTGGAACTATTAGTCGATCGAATCATGGAGGTGGAAAGGTGGTACACGAACAATATAATATAATAGTAGAGGTTTTAAATTCATATTTTATGTTAGGTGCTTCAACTGCTGTTTCAACTAATTTTACTATTTATCTAACTTTTGACGGATTAAAGGTGGCCATGCCTACTGGGGATGCTCAGGGGGGATGGCCCACTATACTCTGGCCTTATTTGGATTTTGGTATTTTGGCTGGACAAGGTGAATGCAATTTAATGGCACAATTTGGATCTAAACCGATACCAATGGGATTAACTTCTTCAACGCCTGATTATAAATTATTGGTTAATACGCCAATACTTAGAGATTTGGTTAGTGTTTGGTGTTATGATGGACCTGTTAATTTTCATGTTGGCACTGACAACATGGAGACCATACAGTACTATTGTACCGTGGCAAAGAGCCCACGTAAGATATCACACACTATTGATTTAGGTTGTACAGGACCGACGTACACACCTTACTGTACGCCGGCAGGCTTGTTGGGAGGTTTGGCGAATAATTATCGTAATCCTCTCTGGTCTATTTGGAATTTATACACCAAGTGGGCTGGAGGGTTTTATATGAGGTTACAATTTCAAGCTATTGAAACTGGAGATGCTTTACCTTGGAGTGGCAACATCATTGT